GATCTACATCGACCCCGCCGCCGGCGACTATAAGGATCTCGACGCACTGGTGTTCGACGCCGTGAGCGAGCTGATCCAGCCGTGGCATCAGGACGACCCCAAACTGGTGGTCATCTGCGGCCGCAAAATGCTCTCCGACAAATACTTCCCCATCATCAACGATGCGGGTGACAACCAGAACAAACTGGCCGCCCAAGTGCTGGTCAGCCAGAAGCAGATCGGCGGCCTCAAGGCCGTGCGTGTCCCCTTCTTTCCGGAAGACGCCCTGCTGATCACCAAACTCAGCAACCTCTCCATCTATTGGCAAGACGGCGCCCGCCGCCGCCATATCGAGGAAGAGCCCAAGCGCAACCGCATCGTCAACTACGAAAGCTCCAACGATGCCTACGTCGTGGAAGACTACGACTGCGCCGGCCTGGTCGAAAACATCGTCATCGGGCCTCGGCCGTAAGGGGATAGCATGACACCCGCCCGTCGCCACCGCGAAAGAGTACTGGCCGCCCTGCAAGGGGCGGCCAATCCCCAATTCGACCAGATGCGCGCCAACGCCTACGAGCTGCAGCTGATGCAGCTGGCCGAACACCGCCGCACCCTCAAGAGCATCCAGAGCATCGAGCGCAAGATCGACGCCAAGCGCACCATGCTGCCCGTCTACAAGCCGTGGATTGATGGCGTGCTGGCCGCCGACCGGGGCGGTCAGGATGACGTCCTGGTCACCGTCATGCTCTGGACCCTCGACACCGGCGATCTGACTGGGGCACTGCCCATGGCCGACTACGTGATCCGCCACGGCCTGAGCACCCCCGATCGCTACGAACGCACCGCCGCCACCCTGATTGCCGAAGAAGTGGCCGACACCGGCATCAAGCTGCAAGAGGCAGGCACCGGCCCCGATCTCTTCCTGCTCATCAGCTATCTGATACTGCTTCATGAGTGCGACATCTTCGACCAGGTGCGCGCCAAGTTGCACAAGGCCGTGGGCCGCGCCGCACTGGCCGAAGGGTTCAAGGAACAGGCCGCCGAGCACTATCAACGCGCCATCGAACTGCACGACAAAGTGGGCATCAAGAAAGAGCTCGAAGTGCTGGAGCGGGAAATCAAGAAGCAAAAAGCCGCAGAGCTGCCAGTCGCCAGCGACGTAAGCGCCGCCTCTGTTACGGCACCGGCCAATGCCGAGGCCTGCCAAGAGCACGCCACCGAACAGCAAGGCCCCGCCCCCGGCGAGGCCAGCTAACCGAGCGAACCCCGCACCCTGGGCGGCTCGGGCCTGACGAATGCCAACGGCATACCAGACGGCCCGACCACCGCCCAACCACCGGGGGAAGGAGCAGCCATGACCTCAGGATTCATCCCCACCAATCCGGCCAGCAAAGACGAAGGCGAGATCAGCAGCGCCCCGTTCTGGCCGGTCATCAAACTGGCCGACCTGCGCGCTATCATGCGTACCGATGGCACCATCACCACCGAGCGGCTGCGCCATGCCGTGATCGACGCCATCGCCGCCGTCAACAGCGACCTGAGCGGCTGGGCCATCAACCGTCAGGGCGACGGTTACACCGCACTGGCCGACGTGCCATCAGAGAGCATCGCCACCGAATCCGTGCTGGTGCACTGGTATCGCCGCGCCGTCTACAGCATGGCCCGCGCCAACCTATACGAGCGCTACCTCGACAGCACAGCCACTGCTGACGCGGTCAAAGACGCCGAGCCGCGCAACCTCACCGCCGACGACCTCTATCGCGACGCCCGCTTTGCCATTCGCGACATCCTCGGCACTACCCACACCACGGTCGAGCTCATCTGATGCAGTTGCGCGCCCAACAGGGGGAAACCCTCGACCTCATCATCAACCGGCACTACGGCTACACCGCGGGCATCACCGAACAGGTGCTGACGCTCAACCCTCGGCTGGCAGAACTGGGGCCCATCCTGCCGATGGGTACCCTCATCACCCTGCCAGATGCCCCCACCCAGGCCGAAGCGCCCCTGATCCAGCTATGGGACTGACCCATGAGAGCACTGACATGAGCCGCCTCGACGGCGAACTTGAACGACAGGCCGAGATCAGCGAGCTGCAACTCGCAGCCCGCATCCATGCCGCCCGCATTGCGGGCACCGGCCCCCACGACTGCATCGACTGCGACGACCCGATCCCGCAGGAGCGCAGAGAAGCTATCCGGGGCTGCGAACGCTGCACCGACTGCCAAACCATCCATGAGTTTCAAACCGCCCGCCACTACGGCGGCCAGCGATAACAACAGGAGAGCACGATGCCCGAACCCATCTCATCCAGTGCAGCAACCAGCACCCTCACCGGGCTGGCTCTGCTGTCACTCTTCCCCGGCGTAGATCCCGGCGTGCTCCTTGGCGCATTTGCCGGGGCGCTGGTCTTTATTGCCACCACCGCCGAACTCGGCAACCTGCGTAAGGCGGGCCTGTTCATCGCCGCCTTCGTTACCGGTGCACTGGCGGCCCCGCTGGTTGCCACCGTACTGGCCAGCGTCCTGCCGCAAAGCGTCGAAGTGCCCAACGCAGTAGGCGCCCTGCTCGCCTCGGCGTTGGCCGTCCACCTGCTGCAGTGGGCCTTGCGCAAAGCGCCGGAAGACCTGCTCAAACTCCGCAAAGGGGGCTGACATGCTGACCATCCTCTACGCCATGATCTGCGCCGCCATCGCCATCCGACTGGCCACCTTCAACCGTAACGGGGGCGACTATCGCCCCATTCCAGCACTGTTGGCGTGGCTGCTCACCGTCGCCGCCGGGTCCGTGCCGCTGCGCGCCCTGCTCGGCGTGCTGCCTGTACCTGACCCCGCAGCCGTGTTGTTGGCAGCCATGGTGCTCACCGCCCTGATCGGTTCCCGCGGGTCCGTCATGCGCCTGCTGCCAAGGCGCCGTCAACACCCCACCACAGCCAGCCACCTGAACGGGAGGTTTCAACCATGACCCTCAGAAAAGGCGCCATCGGCGCACCGGTGACCGAACTGCAGCAACTGTTGGCGCGCGCCGGCTACCCGGTCGAGCCGGATGGCTGGTTTGGCGGTGCCACCGAGCAGGCCGTGCTCGCCTTCCAACGCGACCACCTGATTGCCGCCATCGGGCAGGCAGGGCCCCGCACCCTGGCCGCCCTGCGCGGGGCCGCCATCGGCAATCAGCTCACCCTCACCGATCTGCAGCACGCCGCTGAACGGCTCGGCGTCGAGCTAGCCAAACTCGCCGCCTTCGCCCAGGTCGAGGCCGCCGGCGAAGGGTTCGACGACTGCCAGCGCCCGCGCCTGCTGTTCGAGCGCCATGTGTTCTTCAAGCAACTGGTCAAACACCAGGGGGAAGCCGAAGCCAACCGCATGGCTGGCCTGTATCCGGCCCTGTGCAACACCAAGCGCGGCGGCTACCAGGGCGGCCCGGCCGAATGGGCCCGCCTGCAAACCGCCATGACCTTGCACCGCGCCGCCGCCATCGAGTCGGCCAGTTGGGGGATGTTCCAGGTGATGGGCTTCCATTGGCCCGCGCTGGGCTACGCCTCGGCAGACGACTGGCTGGCCGCCATGCAGCGCAGTGAAACGGAACACCTACGCGCCGTGGTCGGCTTTATCGAGCAGGACCCGGTGCTGCACAAGGCGCTCAAGGCGGGCAAGTGGGCCGACGTGGCCCGCCGCTACAACGGCCCCGCCTACAAAGAAAACCGCTACGACACCAAGCTGGCAGAGGCATGCGACCACTTTACCAAGGTCTATCCGGTGAAGGAGGTGGCAGATGCCTCGGCCTAAGTGCGGTCACTTGGTAGGGAAAACCTGCACCAAGCTGGATGCGAAGTGTCTGGAATTGCGCTGGCTTGGTGGCTGCATGGTCTGCCCGTTCAGAGGATGTAACCAGAATAAGCCACAGCCCACCCCACAACCGAGGAAACCGTAATGGCATTACTACGCTCCCCCCTCACCTGGTTGCTGCTGGCCCTGACCGTCGCCCTGGGCGGTTGGGGCTGGTCTGCCACCTCAGCCGCCACGGCCAAAGGCCAGGTCACCACCCTGCAAAGCGACCTCAAGGCCGCCAGCGACAGAGCCAAAGAAGCAGAGCGGCGGGAACAGCTCAAAGATACCGCCATCACCACCCTCACCACCGAACTGACGGCCCGTGACGAGGCCACCCAGCAGCTGCAGGGCCAGCTCGACCAGCTGGCCCTGACCGCCGCCACCCGCGCCGATACCATCAAGAGGCTCAAACGTGAAAATGCAGAACTCAAGGACTGGGCAGCTCGCCCTCTGCCTGCTGCTGTTGTCGGGCTGCTCCAGCGCCCCGCCCTCACCGGCGCCGCAGATTATCAGGCTCACCTGTCCCGCCCCGGCACCCTGCCAGCTACCGCTGGCGGGCCCGGTCAATAACGGCGACCTGCTCGACATGCTGACCGCCACCGAATCCGCCTGGGCCACCTGCGCCGCCCGGGTCGATGCCGTGATCCAGTGCCACCGGAGGAACCATGCTCAAACCAGCCGCCATCCGTGACGTGATTGCCCGCTGCGTACCGCAACTGGCGCAGAATCCCGAAGGGCTGATCCTCACCGTGGGCGATGGCCGCATCGTCGCCACCGGCGCCCGTTCCCTCTCGTTCGAGTGGCAATACCCGCTTTCCATCGGCGTCATCGACTTTGCCGGCCACCCGGATCAGCTGGTCGTGCCGCTGCTGGCCTGGCTGCGCCAACACCAGCCAGAGCTGTTCACCAACGCGGAGAAGCGTGAGGATGCCATCAAGGTCGAGTCGGAGCTGCTGGCCGGGGATCTCTACGACCTGCTGATCACCGTCCAGCTCACCGAACGGGTTATCGTCACCAAAACGGAAGAGGGGATCGGCTGGGAGCACGTACCGGAGCCGCCAGAAGACCCCTACGACGGCATCACCTGGGAACTCTTTATCAACGGGGAGCATCAGCCATGGCCGCAGACGCCCTCCAGCAACTAGGCCAGCAAGCCGCCGCCCTGCTGGGCCAGCTCTCCGCCAGCGAACGGCGCAAGCTGGCCGCCGACCTTGCCCGCACCATGCGGGCCACCCAATCAGAACGGATCCGCGCCAACAAACAGCCGGATGGCTCCGCCATGACCCCGCGCAAGCCACAGCCCAAGCTGCGCGGCCGCAAAGGCGCCACCCGCCGCAGGATGTTCACCAAGCTGGTCAAGCCGGCATGGCTCAAGGCCACCGCCACCGCCAGCGAGGCCACCGTGGCATTCACCGGCAGCGCCAACCGGCTCGCCACGGTTCACCACTTCGGCCTGCGCGACAAAATCAGGGGCAAAACCGTGCAATACCCGGAACGCCAGCTGATCGGCATCACCGACGCCGACATCGACCGCATTGAAGACGCCCTGTTCAAACACCTCACCGCCTCGTTGTAAAACCGCCGTTTACAACGCCAGCCGATAGCAAAGGGGGGCTGTGCCAAAACACACTCCCCCACATGAGCGCAAACCTGATCGACCTACTCCGCAAAATCGACGACCTGATCCGCATCGGCACCGTGACCGAGGTGCGATCCGGTGAATGCCGCGTCGAAACCAAGGGCAACCACACCAACTGGCGCCCCTATCTGGTGCTGCGCGCCGGTCGCACCCGCCGCCGCATGCGCCCGAGCGTCGGCGAACAGGTGATCCTACTGAGCCTGAGCGGTGACCTGCGCAACGCCTTTGTGTTGGCAGGCATCTACCAGGACGCGCACCCCGAGCCACTGGCCGACGACGACAACGGCGACCTCGACCGCATCGAATACCCGGATGGCGCAGTCATCGAGTACAACCCTGCCACCGGGGCGCTCAATGCCAGCGGCATCAAGAGCGCCACGCTCTCGGCCTCCGTCACCGTCAAACTGATCACCCCCCTGGTGGAATGCACCCAGGCACTCAAGGTCGGTTCGACCATCGAGGCGGGCGGCAAGATCACCGCCTCCAGCGCCAAGATTGGCGGCATCGAGGTGACCACCCACAAGCACGGCAACGTCAGCACCGGCAGCGGCACCTCCGGGGGCCCGCAATGAACTGGCTCGGCATGAATGCAGCCTCTGGCCACGCCATCAGCGAGACCGCTCACATTCTGCAATCGGTGCGTGACATCCTCACCACCCCCATCGGCACCCGCGTCATGCGACGCACTTACGGCAGTGAGATATTCAGCCTCATCGATCAGCCGCAGCACGGAGCCACCCGTCTGCGGCTGATGGCCGCCACCGTGCACGCCCTCACCCTCTGGGAGCCGCGCATCCGCATCACCAAAGTCGAGCTCGGCGCACCTGAGCTGGGCGGCGGCTGCGCCGTCACCCTCACCTGGCGACGCGCCGACAACGGCCTGCTCGAATCCGGCACCGTCCAGCTACCGACCGGAGCAACCTCATGACCATCAATCTGTCGACGCTGCCTGCCCCGAAAGCGGTCGAAGAACTCGACTTCGAAACCATCCTGGCCGAGCAAAAAGCCTGGGTGATTAACCAGTGGCCCCACCTCGCGCCGGTGCTCGAACTCGAATCCGAACCGCTGACAGTACTGCTGCAATCGTGGTCCTATCGCGAGCTCATCTGGCGCGCCCGTCTCAACGACGCCCTGAAAGCCAGCATGCTGGCATGGGCGCAAGGGGATGACTTGCTCAACCTCGCCGCCTTCTTCGACCTCGAAAAAGCAGAAGGGGAGACCGATGACCAACTGCGCGCCAGGTGCACTTTATCCCTGCGCGCCATGTCAACGGCAGGGCCTGAGGATTCATACCGCTATCACGCCATCGCCACCGATCCGGCTGCCATCAAAGATGCCGACGCCCACAACGGTGGGGCGGGTGTCGTGAATG